GTCTGCAAGAACGTGTGAGTTCAATGCAGTATGGGAGTGGGGAATGACTAAAAACGAGGATGTTTCATGGATACCAAAGCCCGTAAGATGTTCGCTGAAAGAATACTCAACTGCTGACCTAGTAGCGGAATTGAGTAAGAGGGCTGGTGTTGAAAAGGGTTCTCGCCCTGCGCAAGCCGGAGGAAACGGAATGATTGATGAGAAGATATGCCCGTTTATGAGTGGGGATTATCATTGCGAGTCTGATTTTGTAATGTGTCAGAAAGAGCGGTGTATGGCATGGGGAGAAGTGCCTGTTGGAAATGGAGTAACATGTAAATTTAAATGTAGGTTGATTCCATGACTAAAAATTCTGATGATTGAAGAATTGGTGGGGTGGTTCCGCAACCCCATCCTGTTATTGTTGCGGAACCTGTATGCATGCGAATGGTTCAGTTTCAGGGTAAATTCAAAGGCGTTTCAGTTTCCACATGAACAGAATTTCGATCAGACCGGGTTTAATCGTTTCAATCCAAACACATCGGGGGTGTTACCACGGTATCGGGTTACTGCGGACCCTCATTTTACCACGGCATATAGTAATTTGCAACAGGAATATAAAAAAGTTTAGTTTTTGGTCTCAAGCGACTTGAGATATGCTTCTACATCTTTCTCCAGAATCATCGTTCCTTTTCGGTGCTCGGTGAACTGGAGTGCTCCGGAGAAGATGGACTTTATGTATTCTTCTGCAAGCAGGCTGGCTTTCTCAACTGCTGATTGCTGCACCCTGAATCCCGATTTTACATGTGCGAGTCTGGTGACTGCTGCTTTTGGGAGTTCACTTGTCCTTTTACTCATGTCCTTGTTATTTTGTAATTACGCCATATAAATTTATATTACAGTGTGAAATGTTACCTGGGATATAATGGATATAGATTTTTATGCAAAGGTGGACGAGGAACTCGCGAAAATCCCGTATTGTTCGCCCAAATGTAATTATTATATGGCGTGCCCGGTGTGTGACCGGTCTGATACAAATGCTGCGCCGTGTGTGTTGCTGATGCTGGAAGAGTCGCAGCGCCGAAGGTTTGTAAACCTGTATCTCCGGGGAAGGGATGGGCTCAAGGCAGAAGCAATTGAGTTGTTATTCAACCTGGCACGGAAACTGGACCTGAAACAGAATCCTGGTGACATGATAACCTATATTGACACGATACTGAAGATTGACCGGAGTTTCAAGGTAGACACCACAAAGGTTAAGGAGACACCAAAAACCGAGAAGGAAGAAGCACCACCCAGAGTAGAAGTCACCGTCACTAAGAAGGCGAAATCTAAGGATCCCGATGAGAAGATTGTGCGAAAACTCGAGAGAGAGTTGGATAATAACCCAGAGTCTCTGTTTAATTCTCCGGTTGTGGATGAAACAAAAGCTAAACTGAAGATTGGCGACTTTAAACTCCCGAATGAGAAGAAAGTCATTTCTGTGACCGTTGATGGTATTTGCGGGGCTTTGGAAGGTTCCGAGTTCGAACCGTAGGTTGGGTTTGAGGTAAGAAGAGTGGCAGATTTAAAAATTGGACTCCATGAGAATCAAATGACTGTATATCAGTCAAAAGCCCGGTTTATTTGTTTAAATTGTGGGCGTCGGTTTGGGAAGGCGTTAGATTTGAGAACGCCGATGTTATTGAGTGATTTTACTTGGACAACAATGGGGGATTTAAAAGAAGGGGATTTTATTTTTGATGAAACCGGAACACCGGTTCGGGTTTCTTATGTGTCAGAGATATATTACGACAGACCGTGTTATAGGGTGGTTTTTAGTGACGGGAGCGAGATTGTAGCAGATGGGCAGCACGATTGGATAACTGAAGATAGATCATATAGAAAGAACATTGTTAGAAATTCAAATACAAGTAAAAAGCCAGAAAAGAGGACAACAGAACAGATAAAAGCAACACTGCATGTTAAACGCAAAGACGGAAAGGTTGAATACAACCATGCAATTCCTGTTGCGTCCCCGTTACAACATCAAGATGTCGAATTATTGCTCGACCCGTATTTGTTAGGGGCGTGGCTTGGAGATGGTGGCGCTGTTAGCGGAGAAATAACTGCAGCAGATACCCAGGTAATTAAAATTATAAATTCCAGGGGGTATGAAACCCACCAATTTTGTGATATTGGATATCGCGTTTACAATGGGAAAAAATGTAATGGGAAGTATAACGGATGGAAGAAGTCGTCTATTGCGATGGAATTGAAGGAACTTGGGTGTTTTGATAATAAACATATTCCAAGATGCTATTTTTCTTCTTCTCTTGAGCAACGATTAGATCTTTTGCGCGGGCTGATGGATACAGGTGGGACAATTTCAAAATCTGGGCATTGCGAATTTTGTGTTTGTAATAAGCAACTCGCTGAAGATTTTAGAGAGTTGCTTTCTACACTTGGTCAAAAGTCTACAATTTCTGAAAGCGATGCCAAATTATATGGGCGTGTTACAAGCACGCGTTATAGGGTTGCATTTACACCAACATTCAATCCATTTTATTTAGATGCGAAATCTATTAGATATAAAGGCTTTTTTAAATCTGATGTTTCCCGTAGGTTTGTTGTAGATGTTATACCTATAGAATCTGTTCCTGTTAGGTGTATATCGGTTGAAAATAAAAGCCATTTGTTTCTTGCTGGAAAGTCATTAATTCCAACACACAACACATGGTTTGCAGCGGCAAAAGTGATAATTAAGGCGCTTGAGAAACCTGGAGGGATATATTGGCTAGTTTCACCCACGTTTGCTCAGACAGATATTATGTGGCGAATGGTCCAGAAATTGCTCCCGAGGAAGTACACAAAACAGGTTTTTCTGGGTAAACTGTGTATTGAACTTACAAATGGGGCTACAATATGGGCAAAATCTGCTGAAAAATATGATAACCTTCGTGGAGAAGGCCTTGATGGGGTGGTGCTTGATGAAGCCGCCATGATACATCCGGATGCATGGTTTAAGGTCATTAGACCGGCATTGATGGACAAACTTGGGTGGGCGATGTTTTGCACGACTCCCAGGGGGAAGAATTGGTATTACAAATTATATCAAAAAGGGGTCAAAACTCATGGATCTTACAATAAAAATTGGGAAAGTTTCACGTTTTCGTCGTATGATAACCCGTTTCTTGATCGGGAAGAATTGGGAGAAATTGTCGAAGATTTATCAGAACTTGAATATGAACAGGAAATTCTGGCAATATTTCTGTCAGATGGTGGAACTGTTTTCAAAAATATTGATGCTTGCACACGTCGTCATATTTCCTCAACCTACATACCGGGTAGAATCTATACTATGGGGGTGGATCTTGGACGACACCAAGATTTCACCGTTATTGATGTATGTGATACCGTTACAAAGGAGTTGGTATATACAGAACGGTTTAATAAGACGTCCTGGTCATATATTCGGGGGAGAATTGTCCGGGCATACAACATGTATGGACGCCCCCCGGTGTTTATGGACACCACCGGAGTCGGAGATGCTATCCAGGAAGATTTAGAGAAGGAAGGTGTGAATGTTGTTAGCTATAAATTTACCCTTGAATCAAAGAGAGAACTGGTAAAGCGGCTGTCTATAGCCTTTCACAACTGTGAGATATTTATACCTGATAATCAGTCTTTACGTGAAGAGTTGGAGTCGTTTACCTATGTGCAGACTGAGTCTGGGAACATCAAGTATGGTGCTCCGAAAGGGTATTTCGATGACCAGGTATGTGCTCTTATGCTTGCCAATTATGGCATGAATGGTGGCGTTGCACTTTGTATTGGTGGTCTTGAGGAAGAGTTGAGTCAGTATGAGTATGAACAGCGCATGAAATATGTTAAGTCTGGGATAAAGGAAGATGACATTGGGGACGATTACACCGAAGATGGAACTGTATTTGATTGGTCTGGCGATTCTATGTATGATGGCGGGAGCGGTGATTACATGGATGAGATATTTGCGGATGCGTATGGAGTTGAGGAACCAGCATACCATCGTTATAAAAGAGGGGGATATATAGAGGTATGATTACCAGATTTCTGCTGGTTCATGGAACTCTTTATACCATTTTTCAAGTGCAAATGGCATTATTTCGGAACCTACGTTACCTATAAATCCGGTTAATGGTGGTTGGAAGTTTGTTCCCCCGAGTGGGAGTTTGCGTTCCCATCTCCGGTGTTTGAATGCATATTTCATGTGGAGGTATGGAATGCTGGTCATGATGTATTTGGTTCCTCCTTCGACCCCCTGGTCAAGGTTGAGCCCATCTACAACACGCCTGTATTCTGAATGTTTTCCAAATGCTTTGAGGTGTGGACATGGGTAATGATTGAATCCTGTCGCCTCGTTTTTGACTAGGAAGTGGGTTGAACTTACCATATCCATGATTGGGAAATAAATCCCAAAGTTTGGTGGAATTGTCCGGAGTTCATAATTTATGAACTGTGTCATTGGAATTGATGGGAACTCATCAATGTCAAGATGGATTACCCAGTCGCACCCGGCTCTGTATGCAAGTGTGAGGTGGGTGTTTATTTTTTCACTTTCTGCCCAGGTTTCTTCAAAATAGTTTTCGTGGGGATCTTCTGAATTCACAGTGTGAATTTTTGCAGTTGGGTGGGTGTATTGCTCACATAAGAGGTTTGAATTGTCAGTAGACCCGTCATTAAGCAGGAAAATGTGATCTACTGATAGGAACTGAAGCATGTTGAGCCACTGTGGGAGTAGGTGCCGTTCGTTCCAGTACTTTGCGAGGATCCCGACTTTGTACATATTTAAGCGTTGGTCCCGCGTGACAAATTAATATTCCTGGTAAAATGGGGTAATATTTTTAATAATTGCAGCACTGTTTTAATAAGAGGCAGGTAATGGCTGGGAAAATATCCGGGGCACCCATAAAAGAGCGAAAAATATATGAGCAATTGGATCGGGTGCCATCGGAACAACTAACAGATATACTCTTAAAGGCGTTTTCTGCCCATGAGGGGTTCACTCTCCCCATACCATCGTCAATATCGACAAACTACGAGCCAGATATTGTGGACGCGCGAAAGTGGGATGAGTTTGTTGAGTGGGAGCGGGCAATTCACCCGATATCTAATTATTACAATACTCTTGGTATAGCACGCCCATATTTTTCAAAGGCGGCCAACGACGTGTTGGCATCCACGCCATATTATGCAATATGCGAGAAGTCGATATGCGATTATACGGCTGCCCTTGAATTTGGGGTATATGACCGTGATAATAAGCATGTTGCTGACATGGATGATTTTCTTGATTATCCCGGCCCACACCTGACATTTGGGGATGTGACAAAGAAATATCTGCCTGACCTCACTCGGTATGATGCTGCGGTGATAGTTAAGACTTTTAACAGGAAGGGGAAATGCGTTGAGTTTGATTCATACCTTGGTACTGAGTTTTGGAAAGAGATTGACCGAGTGCCTGTTGGCATTAACCTTGGACATTTGCCAGCGGCACGCCAGATTGGTTATTATTCACACGGACATGTGCAGCGATATTGGCAGAGGTCTCGAACCGGGGTTTACGTATCATTTCAACCTGATGAAATTGCTTATATGTCGATGTATCCTCGGAATGATACAATATACGGCACTGATTGGATATCGTGTCTTAAAGCGCCTATACAATATCTCATAGACTCTACCCGTGCAGCAGGCAAGACGTTCCAGAATGGTGTTATTCCGTCTCTTGTCTATAAACACCCACAAATTACCGATAGAAAGCAGTTAATGCAGCGGCTTGCCGATTTGAAAGCAAATAACCAGGGCCCAATGAAGTTTGGTGGAACCCTGCACCTGGTGAAGGATGAAGAGGTAGAGACGCTTTCGCACAAACTCCATGATATGGAATGGCTTGAAGGCCAGAAGTTTATGGCACAGCTGGTCTGGTCGATGTGGGGGTTCCAGCCCCAGGAGTTTGTTGGTGAGTCTACAAACCGTGCAACGGCATACGTGAGTCGTAACATCACCAAATCGAAGATGTTATACCCGATTATGAAATATCTCGAGGTGGTGTTCACCCGGGAGATTCTGCCGTATTGTGAGGGGTATGAGAAGGGTATGCGGTTTAAGTTTGAGGTGGAGCAGGATCTTGATGATACAATGAAGGTTGCTGAAACGAAACTTGCCCAGTCCCAGGCAGCAAAAACGATGTTTGAGATGGGGATTAAGAATCGCGATGCAGCCAGGTTGGCCGGGCTTACAAAGGAACACGATGTGGTAGAGTTCGAGGACATATCGGTCCAGGACTTGAACCAGTCACAAATGCTTGAAGGTGGGAAACCATCGGAACCGAACCGGGGAAGGAAGACACAACAATCCGGTCCTGACAAGGGGAAAGGTGGTAAAGATAAGATTAAGTTTGGAGATAAGGAAGAACGGTCTGCCGGGATAAAGAAGGCAACCACTGAAATCCGGTTGATTGGTGATGATGGGGCAGAAGTTACAATTGTTCCTGCTGGTCCGAGTGTGAGTACAAATAAGAAAGGGTGTGCATCTGAAGTTGCCCGGGGCATCATTAAAGAGGTCCGGGCAATTACGCACCACCGGTGGGATAGAATGCGGGATCCGCGTGTGTGGGATGGTGCTGTGGCAAAGGCTGTAGAAGATTTTGGACTTGTAGTATTTATGGGAGAGTAATATGGCGCAGGATGAAGCAATTTTAGTGGATGATAAAGGAGAGCCGATTGGAACAAGAAAAAACCCGTTGTATATACAAACCGTTTCTATGCCGGTTGAAACAGGCGAGGAGGATGACTGATGGCAGAACGTACTGTTATATTAATTGACACAAATGGAAATCCAGTAGGTATTGAAGGAAATCCGCTGTTTGCGGTAGCATCTGGTGGTGGGTCTGGGATTGTTGTAGCATCAACACCTCCGGATAATCCATCGAGTGATACATTCTGGCTTGATAGTGTAACGACTGGATTATATCACTGGAATGAAGTTACAGAGACATGGGACCAGATTGGTGGTGGTGGAACTACTGGTGGTATTGGAGCAGTTCTTCCTGTTAATCAGAATTGTCTTGTTTCGTGGTATGATTCTAATGGCGGATATGTAAAGAATGCTGGTAAAGATGCATATGTTCCGTATGGTTTGTTTATAAGACATCCATATGGGGCGTTGATTGATAAATACAAACTCAAATTGTATGGTGCTCCTGATACTGGAACATATGGTGGGGTTGTTGATGTTCGTACATATATGTGTGCGGGGCATTCTGGGGAGTATTATGGATATGATAGGCCGGGAATTGGGTTTGTATGTAATCTTATAGATGGGGTGGATTCGTCTCAGTTTGGTGGAGGATTTTTAATATGTGGTGCTGGTTCTGCTGGTGATTTTGGAAGTAGTTCCCCAGACCCGAGAATTGCGATTGCTCTTAAGACTCGCGATTCTTCTGTAGTATACGAACCGGTTATAATATATTCTGATTTGAAACTCCGGGCACCATATGGAATCATTGCAAAAGATGTGAATATCAATTCAGGGGAAACTTATAAAGTTAATGGGGTTCCCCATACGCATGCGTATTTGCCTCTTTCTGGTGGTGAATTATCAGGCGATTTGTCTTTAGGTGGGCACCGGATTGCAAATGTTGCATCTCCAATAGATTCGAATGATGTTGTAAATCTTGGGTATGTATCTGGGATTGCATCTGGAATTATAAATAAAGACCCGGTTTTAGATGTTGTCGCTGTTCTTCCGAGTGAGGGTCTTACTTCCGGAGATCGTTATGTATACACCGTTGACAATTCAATTGCAACGTGGAATGGGAGTTCTTGGGAATATGAAACTCCGTCTACAGGGTGGACGGTTGCAAATTTGAATGACGGGTTTTCATATAATTTTAATGGGAGTTCCTGGGTTCGACTTGCTGGTGCATCAAATCATTCTACATTACAGAATTTGTCTTTAGATACACATTTGCAATATGTGCATTTATCTAATGCAAGAACGATTTCGGCAGCACATACGTTTTCGAATTTGACTGTGCCGTTTTATGTGGATTCAGACGAACAGGTTGAAAATTTAAATGCAAATTATTTGCAAGGATATTCCGCTGCAAATTTCGCAAATGCTTCGCATGGGCACAATCTTGTAGATTTGCTTGATGTTGTGGTTGCGTCTCCTACTGATGGTCAGGTTATAACATATTCTGAAGATTTGGAGAAGTATATCAATGCAGACCCGGTTGGGGCATTGGTTATAAATCCAAACCACGAATTTGCAGATGTTGCAGAACGAGATGCGTATTTTGATGTTTTCCCGGATGAACTTGTTGATGATGTTCTTGTTATTGTGGGGTCGGTATATCAGCAGTATGATTTGAGTACAACTGCGTGGAAAGATAGAACTGCAATTGTCAGGGGGCCGAAAGGTCTTGATGGCAGGGATGGTGTGGATGGTGCAACCGGACCACAAGGTATACAGGGAATACAGGGACCACAGGGAGTGCAGGGAGAACAAGGAGTAGCTGGTGCTCCTGGCACGAATATCGTAATGCGGGGGTCTGTTGCAACTGTTGGTGATTTGCCAATAACTGCAGCATCTTGGGATGGATATTATTGTGAAGCCGATACTGATTGTTATGTATATGTTGATGGCTCTTGGGTGAATGTTGGCCCGATAGTTGGTCCAATGGGGCCACAGGGAATACAGGGACCACAGGGAGTGCAGGGGCCGCAGGGGTTGCCTGGTGAGAAGGGAGACAAAGGAGATACTGGTGAGCCTGGCCCACGTGGATTGCAGGGGCCGCAGGGTATACCGGGTCTTGGTTCTGAAGCCTGGGGAGACCAGGTTGAGGGGATTGTAAATGCTCCCCCGGTTAATTTTGATATTAATGACCGGTTTGTAGTATCATTGACGCCGACTGCTGGAAGCGTGTTTGAGGGGCATGCAAATTCCATTGCTACGTATATTGGTGGAGGCGAATGGGATTTTACTGCTCCTGAAATGGGATGGTCTGTGTTTGATTTCCACCAGGAGATTCCAATATATTTTGATGGAACACAATGGAAAGAACTTAAGGCTGCAGTCGGGTCTGCATCATTTTCTAATATAACCGGGCAGGTTTCTGATAACGCGGCATTATCTGAAGCGCTTGCTGGTAAATCGAGTGTTTTACATACACATGTTGCATCTGAAGACTTGGATGATGTTCTGTTATCTGATATCGCCGGTGGAGATTTGTGGTATTTCAATGCAACCACTGAAAAATGGCAGAATCTTGGTGCTGGAACGAATGGATATTATCTGAAATCGAATGGTCCCGGGCAACCACCATCATATGGAAATCCTCTTGAAGGTTTCTCTGGTGTGCAGTTTAAAGGAGTTATTGATTGTTCCACGAACCCAAATTATCCTGCCGCTACTGCTGGCGATATGTATATTGTGTCTGCTGCTGGTAAAATTGGAGGAAGTGATGGGGTTAGTGTATCTGAAAAAAACATGCTGATTTGCATCTCGACAACGGCTGCGGGAGACCATGCAACGGTTGGTGCAAATTGGTCTGTGATTGTAAGTTCATCTGGAACTGGGGTTATTGGTCCTGGTGTTGCTGTTGCAAACAATTTTGCAGCGTTTGATGGAACTACAGGTCAGGTAATAAAAGACAGTGGGTATGGATATTCATCGTTTCAACCAGTGAATGCGAATTTAACTACAATTGCAGGGCTATCTGGAACATCTGGGTTTTTGAAACGGGTCGCTGGAAATTGGGTTCTTGATACTACAACGTATTTGACTGATATTCCAATTGCAACAAAAACCAGTCTCGGCGGAGTAATTGCAGGTTCCGGGATGATTATAACTGCAAGTGGCAGAATTGATGTAATAGCACCGCCACCTGCGTCGTGGACGAATGTAGTTATTGGAGCGGATGGTGTTGCTGCTGCTCCAACGAACACCTATACAATTAAGACTAATGTCTCATTTGAAGGGGTAATTTACCCAGGAATGGGACTGAAATATAACATTGGGGGTGTGTATTATTATGCAGTCGTGACAGCAATATCCGGGGTTGCAATTGTAATTGCTGGTGCTCCGTTGAGCGGCAATTTGATTGAGTTGTATTATGCTGATGCGAACAGGAATGCCCATGTTGATTTTTATATTAATGGCGGGTTTAATGTTGTCGCTGAAAATAACATGCTTAAAGAATACAACAAGACCCGGTTCCGGTGGCAATTAAGTGAGGCTCGGCTTGTGAGAGTTTCACATTGTTGTAATTTGATAGACAGTGGTGCAGCACAACCTCAGGTGAACATTAGTGTAAATGGTGTAAATGTGTGTAGTTCCAATTCTGGTGCTGGGAGACCGGTTGTAAATGATGCCTGGGCTGATAGTGTGGTCGATATTAATACGACTTCGTATGTTGTAAGATATGGAGATGAAATTGAGATTACTACAACTGTTGGTGGAAATGGGGATGCGGAATGTTTGACAGTTAGTGGCACATTGGTGTTAATATGAGACGGATTAGACGATTTGGTGTAGCGTTGCCATATTCATCAAATCGAGTTAAAATTTTTGACTTAATTCAGGTGTTAGATGCTGGAGTTGAATCACATCCCGGTTCTCCAATTAATGACGAGGTTGGAGTTAGTGGTATTTTTTCTTTTACGCAGGATGGATAAAAATGAGTGATTGTAGAAAGATTGCAATTAATGGATATGTCACAATTAAGAATGGAAATAAAATAATTGTAGACAGAGGTAAAAATGCAATTGTGAGGCAGGGGATGCGCCATATTGTGACATGTATGACATGGGTTAGCATATATATGTCATGTGCATATAACCCTAGAACCTGTACGTTTTATGGTGCTTCACATACTCCACAGTTGCAATTTGGAAAATCGAATGCCCCGACTACTCAACTTATGGACACATTAGTATCTAATATTAATGTAAACGCAAATTCCATTGTTAATGCTGGAATTGTTACCCGGGCTTCGAGTTTTGAAGTTTTTACACAGTTTGTTGCGTGGTGGAACGCTGGCGTTCTTAATGCGCAGTTATTAGAAGGGGAAATGCTTGGCGAAGTTGGACTGTTTCTTGGGTTGTTTGATTCATTTAGTGTTGGAGGCACTATATCCGTCCCTAAGGATGGTTCCATAAATCCGGCAGAAATATTATTTTCGAGATTTAGTCTTGGTGATGCTGCATTTGTTCCAGATTCTAGTAAACCCGTTTCAGTGGAATGGGAATTTGGGTGGGAGTTTGTATGATCGTTGAAGGATTTGTTACAGTAAATCAGGATGATAAAGAACTGAAATTAAAAAATCATCTTACTGCAAATTTAGCTAAATTTTTATTTAGACTGTTAATGATGTCATATGTGCAAACACGTGCTAATAACAGTGCAGTTAGGGAACTTTATTTTTATTTAATGGGAACATATCAAATTCGGCTCGGGTCTGGGACCACTCAAGTTCCAACGCCTACATTAACTGCGTTGCAATCGCAGTGTCTTGTAATGCCTTCCAGTCCGATATTACTTGTTGGGAATTATAGTGAGGCTGCTCCGTTTGATATTAATTACGGTTCCACCGTTAATTCGCTTGCGTTGTGTTCTGCGTTTGCTGGTGTTACAATATCTACGATTGTACAAGATGTGATTGCAATACAATCGGATCCACCGGTATCGCCGGTTACTGGTGATACATATATTGTTGCCAGTCCGGCTACTGGCGATTGGATTGGCAATGAAAACAAGGTTGCGACATATAATGGGGCAACCTGGGATTTTGTAACTCCTGATACAAGTTACGCTGCAAGCGTAACTGGAACTCCAAATGTTCCATACAGATTTGATGGAACATCATGGATAGAAATTGTAAATAAATGCAGGGAATGCGGGATATTTACATATGGGCCTGCAATATCTGATGCATATCAGTGGACTTATCAATCAACAACGGCTGGTATAATGTCGGTTAATAATGTTTACGCTCTTGCTGCATATGTTTCTGCGAATGGTGGCACCCCGGATTTTAATGTTGGAGATATAGACATTTGCAAATCGTTATCAATTGAATGGAAAATTCGGGTTGCATTTACTGGTGATTAATGATGCATTTTAAACATATTTATATAAATAAAATTGACTGGGTTCCCAGACAATATTTGGATGATGGGCGGTCTCGGTATGTTCATGCTAAGAATGAAGCATACCTTGCTTGGATTGCAGATGGAAATGTTCCAGAAGTGATTCCATGGGAAGAACCTCCCATGAATATAATTGTGGAAGACCCGTGGGAGTCTATCCGAAGTTCCCGCAATGCATTGCTACGGGAATCGGATTGGACACAACTGCCGGATGTTGCATTAAATAAAGCAACAGTAAAATTGTGGCAGGCATACAGGCAGGCGTTACGAGATATTACATTACAACCAGATCCTAAAAATATCGTGTGGCCG